CGCTGAGACACATCTCCACGAGCTAATCAAGGAGGGGAGTCCTGCAGCTACAATCTTCTTTCTAAAGACGAAAGGAAAGGTGAGAGGGTACATCGAGACCACAGACTTGCAGGTGACAGAAAAGAAGCCTTTAACGTGGATGAATGAAGTGACCAAAAAACAGAAGCTCGGCAAGAATTGAGACAGCCCTCGACATACTATCACGCAACTGAATCGGAAGCACGAATCCAAGTCCATCAAGGAGGGAGTCGTAGTGGCAAGACTTGGTCACTCCTCCAGCATATCATAGACTTCTGTTATCACAACGAGGACGCAGGAGCAGTCATCACAATATGCCGAAAAACGTACCCTGCTCTCAGAGCTTCTGTGATGAGGGACTTCTTTACAATCATAGAACAGCAAGAGCTGTATATCCCCTCCCTTCATAACAAGTCTCAGAGCACCTACAAGCTCTTCGGGAATGTCATCGAATTCATCAGTCTCGACCAGAGTTCCAAAGTCAGGGGAAGGAAGAGAGACCTCCTCTTTTGCAACGAGGCGAATGAGCTATCCCTTGAGGATTGGCGTCAGCTCATCTTAAGAACGACAGGACGAATCGTCATCGATTTTAACCCCTCAGACGAGTTCCATTGGATTCACGATGCAGTCATCCCAAGAGACGACTCAGACTTCTTTCAAACGACCTACAAGGACAACCCATTCTTAGAGCAATCTGTCATCGAAGAAATAGAGCGATTTAAGGACGTCGATGAGAACTTCTGGAGGGTCTACGGCTTAGGAGAGAAAGGAGTGAATAGGAGTGCCGTTCTGACCCATTGGAAGCAATCTAAGAGCATCCCTGAGGGATGGAAGCTGATGAACTATGGACTCGACTTCGGATATACGAATGACCCTACTTGCATAGTCGCAGTTTACACCGATGGACAGGGCTTCCTCTTGGACGAGATATGCTATGCTACAGGACTCACGAACTCGGCAATATGTGAGACGATGAGACTAGCAGGCATCCAACGAGAGGACGTCATCATCGCTGATTGTGCTGAGCCTAAATCCATCGACGAGATACACGGACACGGATTCAACGTGCACGCTTGTCGTAAGGGAGCAGACTCAATCAGGTCAGGTCTCGACTTCCTACGCTCACGCCCCCTCCTAATCACAGAGAGAAGCCTCAACGGAATCAAGGAGCTAAGAAACTACAAATACAAGGAGGACAAGAACGGCAACATCCTGAACTCTCCTGTCGATGCCTTCAATCATTTCATCGATGCAAGCAGGTACGCAATCACATTCAATCAAACCAATCCCAACTTCGGCTCTTATGCTCTTGGGTAAGGAATTAACAACTAAATCGTTTTAATAGTATGCAGTTCAAAATCCCTCTTCTTTACTCAGATTTGACTCTCGGACAGCTCATCACAATCAACACAGAGGACGACCCCTTCAAGAGGGTCTCAGCGTGTGCTAACATCACAATAGAGCAACTGAGGAAGCAGCCTAAGAAGGTCGTCTCAGAAGCAGATGACCACCTCAAGAAGATTGTCGAGATGGAGACAGGAAAGCATCACAAAATCATCGACCTTGACGGGGAGGAGTATGGCTTCATTCCTGACTGGAGTGAGTTCACTCTTGGAGAGTGGATTGACCTTGAGGAATACACTAAGGACTTTTGGGGCAACGCCCTCAAAATCGCCTCTATCCTGTATCGACCAATCGACAGACGGCAAGGAAAAGCCTACACGATTAAGCCGTACACAGCTAAGGAAGAGACGGAGGTATTCTCACAGCTATCGGCAGAGCTATTCGGAGGGATGCTGCTTTTTTTTTCGACTTCAAGAAGGAAACTGCTGAACACTTTGAAGTCCTCTTTGGCGGAGGGAGTGGAGTCGCAGATGAATTCGCTAAGCGATGGAGTTGGCATACAACCCTCTACACCCTTGCAGGAGAGCAATTCCTCAAAATGGATGAAGTCTCTGAGCAGCCTGTTCGGGTCGTATTCACGCATCTCGCTTTCCTCAAAGACCTCAACTTCAAAATAGAGCAACAGAGTCAAAAATGATTACATTCAACAACATAGTCAACCGATTTGAGAAGTTCGTTTCTGAGCATCACTTCCTCAGGACGTTCTCTCACGGCTCTCCCTCAGGAGTTGACCTCGACAAGTTCGAGCTGTACCCTACTCTTCATCTCGTGTACACAGGAGCGAACTACGACTCAACGTCTAAGGAATACAGCTTCGAGGTGTACATCCTAGACCTACCCCCTGACAAAGCCGACAAGGTAGACAATCAGCAGCAGCTCATCAGCAACGCTGAGCAGGCAGCAGAGGACATCCTAGCCGATTTAAGGAACGGAGGCAACGTCTTCGACTTCGGACACCTCTACACCCTTTCGAGTGCCTCTACGACGCCCCTAGAGGAAACCACATCGAACTCACTCTCAGGAGTGCTCTTGACTATTGCTATCGAGGTAGGCTTTGAGTACGACTCCTGCAACGCTCCCCTCACGGGAGTAACCCCAACAGGGTCAACATCAGAGAGCGTATCAGGAAGGCAGTCAATCATCACGGCAGCCTTCACGAAATCAGTCTCTATTCCGATAGGGCTAACAACCAAAATAACTCCTCTAGTTCATACAGCTTGGACGTCTTACAGATACAACCTCAACGGCTCTGCATCGTTTCAGAACAACTACCTCTTAGTCAGACAAGAGCTTCACGGACTCAACACATTGACGAATGTCCGATTCGACTTCACTTGCTCTCTTACTGCAGACGCAGCAGGAGTATTCAGCATCACGACAGACAACTCAGGCTTCAACTTAGGCTTATACGAGACGGAGACCTTTACGGAAGCAGGGACAAGGGAGCTGTCATTCTCTTGCAATGCCGACGCTATTGTCACGGACTACCTATACAACACNATTCAAGTCGTAGGCACTACGACAGGGACGTTTGTTTGGACGTCATTTACCTACATTATAACAGACCCAACATCAGCCTAAAATGTCACATCACGAACTCACAGAAGAGGAGAGGTTTTCTCTACCTACAAAAGACCAAATTGAACTTTGGGACAGGGTATTCTCTATCCTTGACGACATTGAGGACAGACTTCAAAAACTAGAATCTAAATCAAAATAATATGTTAGAATTTATATCATCAAACTGGGCTTCGTTGCTCATCGCAGCATTTGCTTTTGCGAAGGTCATCGTTAACCTAACTCCATCGGAGAAGGACAACAAAATCTTCGCTTATCTCGACGACTTAATCAACTACTTTGTCACAGATAGGAGGAAGTAATTATAAGAAGGTCTTAAGGGACTACGCCTCTGCTCTAAATCAAACAGCTCAGAGGGTCTTAGGACGTCGTAAAATCGGTAAGAACAAGAGCTACGGAGAAGCGTCAGGAGCACTTAGGAAATCCTTGAAGTTCGCAATCAAGGGAGGCGATGTGACCTTCGGTTCTTCTCAGCCTTCTGCAAAGTTTATCTATTGGGGAGTTAACGGCACGGAGCGCAACCGACGCTCTCCGATGTCGTATAGGACAAAGCAACCTCCTCTCGACCCGATTCTTAGATGGATGAAAGTGAAGCCTATCAGACTCAGAGACCCTGAGACAGGGAGCTTCATTAAGCAAACGGAATCAGGATTGAGGTCAGCAGCTTTCTTGATAGCTAGAGCCATAAAAAAGAAAGGAATCGCCTCTCTGAAATACTACGAAATCGCATACAAAGACACCCTCCCGAAATGGAGTAAGAAACTAGCAGAAGCACAAGCAGAAGACCTTGCTGCTGTGTTCACTTTAGAAATCGGCAACACTACAATCAAGACAAAATGAGTGCACAAATAGACAGCAAGCCAACGCTTATCATCCCTGCAAATCAGCCTCTGATTTTCACTATCTCGGACACAGGCTCAGCTCCTGATAGGTTTGTCGTTTGGGTAGATGAGGACGGGATTGAGATAGCTAAGCTCTACCTAACCCCCAACACAAATGACAAAGTGCACTTCAATCTAGCTGAGGTCGTTAGAGAAAGGGTGCAAGTAGATGACAAAATCAGAGACGAGAGTGCTACTCTGTTGAGCTATCAAACAAAGCTCTTCACTACAGGAAGGAACGGACTCAAGAAGTACAAGGTCGAAGTCGGCACTTACACAGGAGGCACGGAGTCAGTTCCTCAAGACTCTGACATCGTGTATCTACTCGACGGAGCTGAACAGCTAAGCTCAGGCTTGCATCCGTCATTTGCTGACTACTACTCTACAGCAAGCACAAAGAAGGTGTGGCTNACAGATAGNCTTGCAGAGAGCAACGTCGTGAATCTTAACGTCTCAGAAGAGGACGAAGGGTGTATCGCCTTTCTGAATGATTCTATCACTATCGCAGGAGCAGGAGCAGCCCTTAAATACACGCTCTACAATGCTGCAGGTGTAGCTCTACAGACAGAGATTGACAATATAGATTCAGCCAACGGAGCACAAATCCCTGCAGGGGCAGACTACAATCAGAAGCTGACCTACGCAATGCTCTATCCTAAAAATATCAAAGGATGGATTTCTGCAGGCAAAGCTCCTGAGGACAATGCTACTTGGAGTTATTACGATGTTGAGCTAGTCACGGCAGTGCTCGCTCAGACGTCCAACAAAATCCGCTTCCACAAAATCTGCAGAGCTGTCAGACACGAGAACACTCAGCTCGCTTGGACTAGCTCTGTCGGAGGGTGGGACTCGTTGCTGTTCACAGGACGCTCATCCGAAACAGAGCAAAGCTCTTCCAAGCCTTATATGAAGCAGATAGGAGATTGGGATGCTTCGACGTACACCTTCCTCCCTCAAGCTCGTGAGATGGATTCTTATCAGCGCACAAGCTCAATCAAGCACAAGCTCAACAGGGTAGATTTCTCCTTTGCTGAGATGGAGCTGCTGAGATACGCTCTTCGCTCTGACAATGTGATGATGAGGATAGCTGACGGAGCTTGGCAACCCGTGACTCTTGATACTAAGTCCTACAAGGTCAACGAGGCAAGTTCTAAGATGTACAATATCTCTGTAGACGTAACCCTTGCACAAGCTGTCAAATGTTAAC